AATTAACATTATTACTTTGAGTAGTTGGTGGTGTGAAGATATTTTGAGCTAATTGATCTGATTTACTTTCAATTACTGATTGAAGATTATCAGAAGATCTACCATCGAAATCATATTTATCACTAGTAACGGCATCAAGAACTCCAGAAACCACTCTCATTAAACCTGTTGGTTTTGGTTCAATTTGTTTTACAAAATCTTCAGTGGTTGGTGGACGATAATTTTTCTGTTCCTCAGTAACATTTCTTAAAGTTTGTGGAGTTTCTTGGAAATTATAATGGAAAAAATTACCCTTTGGATCAAACATTGGATCCTCTTCCTTTACTCTATTTGAAATTTGATTTTGTCCTTTATAATTTGTTCTACCATCTAATTTTTCTATCATTTCTATAATTTTTTGCTCTCCACTTTCTGATTTTAATCTTGATAAAATTATATTTGGATTTTCCAAATATTTTTTAACTTCTGGTTGTATTTTGGGATTATTAACATCCAAAATATTTAATGCTTCATACTCTCTTGTTCCATCCGCTGTATCAGAACTAAGAACCACATCTTTAATACTATTTTTGTAATCCTTTGATGATACTCTATTTAATATTGAGGCAGCAACGGCAAACTCATCGTCACTACCCAATCTAGCTTCACCGCTGATCGCAAGACCGAGATAGTAGTAGTCAACATCTGATAAATTTTGTAAACTTCTAGTGGTTTCTTTACCCCCAGAAAACATTTTCTTCAGACCCTCAACTAGACCACCCTGATTAAATCCTTGATTATAATAATTATAATAATCTTCGCCATATTTTTTCTTATCAGCCTCTTTGGCTTCATCCCTTTTTTTCTTTGTCGCCTTTGCTGCATCACTATATCCTAGAAGTCTTACATATTGTTGGTTTGGCATGCCCACTCTGTCATTTATAACATCTTCTATAGTGACATTTTCATATCCCTTCACTCTTCTTATTCTTTTCAAAAGATCATCTTGATGGGTCATTATGTCTTCAAGTGCAATACTAACGGTATCTTTCTCAACCCCACCCATCCTTTTAGTTGTAAGTCCTAACGGATTTCCACCTTGACCACCTCTTCTCCTTTGATCCACTTTCTTTTTTATCTTTTTTGAACTCACAATAAGTTCTTCTGGTGTTATTTGACCTCTTCGATAACCAATTGTGTATTTCTTCTTTTCTTTTGGAATTTTTGTTGGTTCATTAGTTGCACCAACTGAAGAATTAAGACCTTCTAAAGTATCGACACCAACTTTTTCTACAGCGTCTTTTGTTACAACAAACTCGCCAGGCGTCAATACAGCGGGAACACTATCTACATCGTTATTAGAAGTATCATTATCATTATCTTTTACTTCACCACCTAAATTAAATGGTAAAAGTCTCATCAATCCTTTTTTAGGTCTATTTTTCTTTTCTTCTTTTATTTTTTCATTTATTTTTTGTCTCTTTTCAAATGATTCTTTAGACTCAAAAAGGCCTCCTCTTTTATCAAGATCAAACATATTAGCAGTGAAGAAATCTACTATACCTGTGGCAACTTGACCCGCTCCATATGGTTTTCCACCCTTTCTGTCAAAATCAGTTACATTTTGAGTCAAAAAATCAATAGCTCCACCAGTTGTTTCACTAAATGTTCTTCCTTTAGTTTCTTTTACACCTGCTACACCAAGACCTAAAAGACCAGAAACACTTAATCCAATGAGTCCAGTAAACATCTGCATAATATTTGGATCTTCAAGAGCTTTTTTAACTGTTTCTGCTGCTTGTTTTTTAAACTCACTGTCATCTGTTGTGCCAGCAGTAGACTCTAATGGTTTATCACCTATTCCTTGAAGTCTTTCTAATCTTTTTATTTTTTGTTCTTGATCTTCCTGAGAAAATAATTTATCTTTATCTTCATCTTTAATCGTAATATATTCCTTTATCTCTTTTACTTCTATGATAGTATCATTAAAACTTTTCGACAGAGCTTCAATTAATGATTTATTACTATTAATTATTCCTAAATTAGAATTAGTTTTTTTCAAAGCACGATTAGCCACCTTGTCAATTGTTTGAATTGACTCAAAGAAATTACTTATAGTAATTTTTTTTCTAGGTTGTTCTAATTCCTCTTCATCCATACTTTTGGACACCCTCTTTTTGTTGTCTCTTTAGATTTTCCTTTTCAATATAATCCTGTAAAAGAGCGATGTAAATATCTCTCTCCCAAGGCATCATATTTTCGAGTTCCGTCAAGCTATATTTATGGTATTGCATGAGAGAGAAATTGATACGGTAATAGGATTCAAGATCCTCTCGTGCAATACTCAACCGAAAAAATCGGCTAGACCCTCCAAAACGACACTATTCTTTTCTTTTGTATTTGGATTTATGACCTCGATGGTATGTGACAATTTAGGCATTGTTGCGAAAAAATTCTCAACTTTTTTATATTGTTTTGAATTTAATTGTTCAATAAACTTAACTCTCTCATCTGGCGTATAATCTTTGGCCTCCCACGCATCTTCCTCTGTGTAAACTGTATCCATACAATCAGCAACAACTTTCAAAGTTTTATCAACCATAATTTTTGGATCATCTTCTATATCAAAATTATTTTGAACAAATTGATTAAGTGATGGATATTTCATTCTCATGGTCATTTTATCATCAATAACAACGTCGGTTGTATGTCCCTTTGGTTTGATAACCTTAATCTCATCCACATATATTGTGACTGGAACTTTTGTCTCTCCATCATCAGCGCAAGTAACTGTCATTTTGATATCTTCACCGATGGACTTTGCACGAATATTTAAAAACACATATTCAATATCAAACGTAGGGAGACTATCAACATCAACTCCTCTAGTCAAAATGCATTTCTTTAATACATCTGTTACAGCATTTGTAATATCATCTTGATTTTTTGATTCCAATGCTAAAATTAAAATTTTTTCCTCTTTGACAAGAAAAGGTCGATATTTAATTTTTTTATTAGATGATGGTAATTTCAACTCATATGTGGGAGTTTCAATTGTTGGTAATGGCATAATAATCTATTCAGTATTTTATATAGGAGGTTTAGAATTGAATTCCATTGAAATTGAAATCGTTATTAGGATTGCCTGGGTAATCAATGGGCAGATGTTCATAACCAGTTAGTTGAGTATTTGTTATTTCTTTTGAGGTTTGAGAATTAAATTGTGGATTAGATGGTAAAAACTCACCGTTTATTGGAACTTGATGAGTATCATTGTAATCAAAATCTACAAAGAATCTATCATAGGCAAACTGCACACTACATTTTAACACATTTGAGTCACCATAGGCAACTCTCATTGAAGTTAAATTAGTGGGCCACACATTCACGAATTCATATGTGGTTAATTTAGATTGATATTCTGGTCTTCTAAGTGGTGGTTTGGGTTCCTTAAAAGTATCTCTCTCAAATTTAGTAAGATGAATAATCTCCTTATAATCTTCTGGATAGTTAAATCTTGCAAAAGCATTTAGACTTCTTTTTTTTCCTCTATATATGGGATTGATGTATGTCATCCATCTCTCTAGAACCTCTAAAACCACCATATCAGCATCAAGATAAAATGTTAAGTTAAGAGGTGGAAAAGTTCTAAGATTTGGAAACTCTTCTTGAATGCCTTGATGATGACCTACAGCGAGACTTGTTTGAAAAGATGTGCCTGGGATTTCTGCTTCAGTGCATAGAATAGACATCTTTTCTGTAAAAGTTCTTCCTTGCGATCTCTTGCTGTCAGGAAGAGGTGTTGCACTACCAGAAAATTGACGAAAACCATCACTTCCTAACCACACGTTAGCTTTACCAAAAGAAAACGTGACTTGATAAAAAGTATCTAAAGACGGCCGTGCAACGGTGTCTCTGACATCCTTCATATTTGGTTTAAATATGTCAGATCTTCTTGGAAATATACTTTTACTTGCCACGATAAATAAATTTGTGTTGTTATTACTATATATGAGCTATAAAGGGATATATCGACCTTCTAATCCTAAAAAGTATAAAGGTGACTCTCAAAACATTATTTATAGATCTTTATGGGAAAGAAAATTTATGAATTACTGTGATCTGAATGAAAATATTCTTGAATGGGCGTCTGAAGAATTTTGGATTCCGTATCTAGATCCAACAACAAATCGTGTTCGTAGATATTTCCCTGATTTTTTTATCAAATATAAGGACAAAGATAATAATATCCGTAGATCAGTGATTGAAGTGAAACCAATGAGAGAAACACTTGAACCAAAGTCAACAAAGGGTAAATCAAGAAAGACAATGATAAATGAATCAATAACTTACGTTAAGAATCAAGCAAAGTGGAAAGCAGCGAGAGAGTTTTGTGCAGATCGTAAATTAGAATTTAAAATCAT